AACCGACAATTTGAACTTCTTCCGCATAAGATGCGCAGGTGAAGATGCCAGCGATGAATCCGATGATTAACTTCTTCATATTACTTTCCCTCGTATTGTTGATCAACCATTTGGTTGTGTAGTGCATCGTTCGCATAATTCAATCGCCGTAACTGTACATTGTCGGGCAATGTCGCATCCTTTAACTCAATCCTCTCCTCATACCCAGGATCAGGAATAACTCTTTCGTATGATGCTGGCACAAAGTTGAGTGCCAGCATCTGCGCGTGTAACATCTCTGCTGGTCCTTGTAGTTCGTTCAACGAAAACGTGCCCAGCATTTTCTCAAGGTCAGTCAGTACCAACTTCTTCTTCTCTTTGTCCTTTATCCTCTCGAAGTCGCGACGCTCTTGATCATCGTCACGGAATACCTGCTCACGGTCCATCTGGTCTTGGAACGATTCCCCCGCCAGATCTAAATTTGTGTCGTCAGTCTCTGGTATCACTGGTGAGTATCCTGGACAAGTTGGATTGTTCTGCGGGTTAATACACTTGTCATCATAGCGATAGGTGTATAACACAGAGGGGTCGACAACCTGCCCTTCTCCCTCTACGACGATAGAACCGTCTCCCCAGTACTCAACGGGAATGTAATCAACTGGTACGATCTTATTGATTGTATTCCCTGGAAGTCCAGTCCAGTCGTCGACCTCACGGAAGATATAACCGCCATCGATCGGATTCTCGTTCTGCACGGAAACGACCATGGGGTCGCTGGGGTCTTTGATGGTTGTGTACTGATACACAACTCCGTTGACCGCCAGTCCCGTGTATTGGGGAATTACATTCTGCATTACCCACTGCTGCCCACTTTGGGCAGCATTACCACTGGATCCGTAGATTACTTCAGAGGAGGAGTAAGAGCAGTAACCCAGCAAGAGCACCGCCACCAGCAGCAGTTTTTTCTCCAGCATCTAAACCCTCCTCTTCGGGTTGTTCTAATTCTTCTCTCTGCCATGCTGCCTTTGCAGCGTCACCAATCATACCGTCTTTGGGGCAGGGAGTTCCTGCGTTCATCATTGCGTCGAATACTCTCTTGTCTTGGCACATCATCGACACTGCTGCCACTTTCATGCCCATATCATAGAGAGTTTTAGAATTCTTGAGACGCTCACAGTTTTCGTCTGTGAACTGAGTCCCCGTCGAGATACCAAGTATCTGAGTTTGCACTGCACCCGCAACTCCAAACGTACAAAGGTCGGAGTTCGACGTGTTGATAGTGGGGGATATAGCGGAAGCAGGCGGTGACTTCAATTCAGTCTCCGTCTTTCCGTTTGTTGTAATCGTACTGGTCGTTACAGACTCTGAACGAATTAGGTTGGGGTCTACTGGATCTTCTTGTCCAATTGCAATTGTACTAAAGAAGATTGCAGCAAGTGCAAGCATCCTTTTCATCTTATACCTCAGTTTTATTATCTGTATAAAATTACTCAGGGGTGTTGCATGTACTTCAAATTCGAGTTATTATTTTATGCCAAGTCTTTGTCGTGGTTCAAACCACCTTTCTTCTTCTTAACGATAAAGGCATTGACCCGAGCATGTCCCCACTGCTGGGGAGTGGTTCCAGGACGGTGCCCCGTCTTCCATGCTGCGACGCCACGGTTGTAAACCTTTTTCAGAGTACCGACGGAGATACCCGATTTATCTGCTTTCGCAGCAAGTCCCTTTGACTCTTCAATGTAGTCAATAAATTTCATTTCTTATCTCCATACATCTGTTTAAACTGCTTCGTGTACTTTGATGGTTTAGTCTTTGCGTCGGCATCTCCAGGAGCAGGTTTGTATGCTTTCGGGTTTGAATCCGACATCTTCGCCTGCTTCTTAAATTGTCTATCTCGGCGGGTCTTCATCGCCTTGGATAAACCTTTATGGTATTTAGCGGGTTGTGTGCCCTCGCGGTCCTTGATTTCAGAATCTTGTGCTACTTTTTTCTCGACCACTTCATCGTCTTTCGCCTTTCGCGAGGTCTTTCGCTTTTTGCGACCAACATCAACCTCTGGTTCGGGAACGTCCACATGTCCAGCGTCCATACCGCCACCGCAGGACTCGTCGAGTTTCTCTACAGAATCTAACCACTTGCGGAGGGACTTACCCTCAGCAATCTCAACAACAACGTAGTTGCTACCGAGAACAGTTACCGTTCCGATCTCTTCGGACTCTTTGACGACCACTTGATCGCCAACAGAGAACAACTCGCCCTTCACAAACTTCTCTCGGGTTTCGCTGACCGATTCTAACTCAACGTGTCTCTTGAATACGGTTTCCTCTTTGATGCCCATGCCCTTACGGACATCGGTAAACAGTTTCTTGGAATCTTTGGTGTTCATATTTCGACCGAGTCTCTGAGAGAAACTGGCGAAGTCGTTGTCTGATGCGAAAGAACGTAGTTTAGATGCGGACATACCCTCAACACCTTCGGCGTCGGGATCCCTTGCACCAGCAGAAATGATTTTTATGTCTTTGAAGTTATAGAAACCGTGCTGCCCTTTCTTGCCGTTGTACTTGCTCAGTAGAGTCTCAAACTCTCGTACTCGGTCTGAACCGACAACCATGGCAATCTTTCGGTGCCCCTGATCGTACAAATAAGAGGCAGCATCAAATACTGTGCGCACCTTTCGATTAATCATCACCCGCCGAGCATGTCGTGGAAACATCTTACGCACGTGCTTGACCTTGGAACTATAATCCAACGGATTCTTCTTGGAGTCTTGACTCTGGGAGAGAAATATGAAGTATGGATTCTTTCCAGACTTTGCAGCGAGAGTATCAAGCAACTTCTCGTGTCCAGCAGTCGGAGGATTCATCCTACCGAAAGTGAAGTAAGCGACATTTCCTTCTTCAATTAAATAATCGTTAAACGACTTTATCATTACAAATCCTACTTCTTATCAGTTGTTGCTTGTGACGCAGATTTCTTCCTATCTCTATCTCTCTTACGAATTTCGGGAGCAAGTTTCTTTGCTATCCGTTGGATGCGGGGTTTCATTCTATCGAGTCTCTTCTCGAGATCTTGTCGTCGAGCGAATGACAACTCGCCCTTATCCATACCCTTCGTCATCTTCTTGAGTATTAGTTTACGTGCCGACTTCATTGCTCGCTTCTTTACGACATCAGAGGTCGGAGTTCGCTTCAGTGCGCGCTTACGAGCAATGGCGATTCTCTTCGACATTCGCCTCATGCGCTGACCCATTTTGATTCTCTGGGCGTGTGAGAGTGCTTCGGTCTCAATTTCTTCGGTTTCTACAGACTCTCCGACAGGACCGCCAACTGAGTGGGTGTCCTTATGCCGCTTGATTGCCTGATAGTTGATATACTCGCCCATTCCAGGCATATAGTCAACAACTACGAAGTCTCGGAAAGACAAATTCTTAGGCAGACCGCCATTGTTGTCCTCGCCCACGTCTTCAGTGGGTTCATTCTTCATGAGGTCTTTGGGCATGTTGCTTGTATTTAAATCTTCTTTGTCCACGACTAATTCCTACTTGCTTTGTCCCATCCTTTAAGTACATCGGGCGAAAAGTTGTTATAGGAAAATTCCATCCTATCCACCAATTTCACCGCATCACCACCAAGTTTGTCGATTGCGACGAATCCTTCCTGACCCGTCACCTTGTATCCCTTTCGCGTCTTGACGAATGCGTCGATAGAAGCAAGAGAGTTCAGTTTATTTATAAGGATTAATTTGGCAAGAACTAAATTCTTTTGTAGTTCGAACATTGCTATTAATCCTGCAGTATTTTTCTTGGAGAAGAATTGTAGGATAGCATTTAGTTTTGCCTGCTGCGCCTTCTTCCCCTTGTCAGTTTTTCTCTTATCCATTTCTGATTTATACTTTGTGGTCAACCATCTCTGTAGACCTATCACGTGTCTGCGCGAGTCAGGGATGACTGTACCCTTGCGCACGAAAGTGTTGTTGTATTGCTCAATCAGTTGTGACAACTCAGTGTGTGCCTCCAACTGCCGCAGAGTTGTACCAGATATCTTCTGAAACAACCCACCAGCAATAGAAAGATACTCAGTCACCTTCTTTGTCTCTGCCTTGGACATCGTTGCCTTCTTTGACACGTCACGCAGCATTGCGTCCTGTGACCAAACCTTTCGACTGTTCTTGAGTGCGCCCACGTTGACGCCATATGAGGCACGCATGTTCTCAAACGCATCACCCTTGTAGGTGGTGTGCCATACGATACCGATACGAGCAGCACGTACTTCCTTCGCCCCCTGCGAGTTGAAGGGCAGAGCATAGACGATTGTGTTGGGGTGGAAGGTGGTATAACCTTGCCCAGCGATCTTCTTGGTCTTGACGTCTCCTGGACCGAACAAGAAGTCTCCCTGAATGACGCCCTTGATGCCAAGAGCAGGGAGTTCCTCGAGGGCAGCGTTGAGTTTGACGTTTAGGTCGCCTGATGTGTCGGCATCGACATCTGCTTTCGTTTTATAGACTTTGGGATTCTTATTAAAGATACCTTTCTTTGCCACGAAGAACTTTCCGTCTCTTGGATCTGTTCCAGCAAAGATGGCAGGAGCACCGTCCCACTTGACAGAGATTGCTTGCTCGTGTTTGCCTTGGAGCATGTCACGCAATTCCCGCAGGGCATTGATTGCCTGCCTCGTGCCGTCGACTCCACCGTAGAGAACTTTGTCCTCGATGTGTTGCATATGGGTGTTTTTCTGTTCAGACAACAACTCTTGTTCAAAGAAGGTCTTCATTTTCGACCCCTCCAGTAACCTTCGGGTTGTGTGCCCTCGGTCACGTATATTGTTTTCTCACCGTTACAATACCACTTGAGGTTTTGCTCGGCAACAGCACTACGACCATACATCGGATTCTTCTCTCCTTTGGCGCAACCAGACTTTATTCTCCCTTCACTGGTGACCTTACCTCGTGCTGCTCTTTCTTCTTCGGTATAACTGTCCCAAGATTCTTTTGTGATCGCAGACATATCGGTGTCCTCATGGAACCCTGTGTCTCCACCTCGTCCACCTTCGTGTAGGTTGTAGTAATCGGGGGAGGCAACTGCGTTAGTCTCTTCGATAAAGAACTGCTCTGCCTCCCTCAACTCTTCCTCGGAGGTGCACTCAACCAGTGTGCGTTTGGTGAAGTTATGCTTACCGTATTTCTGCATTGCGTGTTCGATCAACTTGCCTGATCCCATGTAACCTTTCTTGTTACCGTTGGTCATGCCAATATATTTCTTACCATTCAAGTTGTTGGTGGTCAGGTAGACTTCCATTATCACCTCAGTTTCCGTATTTGTTGTTAGTCATAATATTTCACGTACACTGAAGAGCAGGCACTCGCCGAGGATGCGTACTGATAGATCTTACTCGCTACTGCATCCTTCTTACCTGACTTAACGATTGTATGAGCGAAATACACTGACAAGTATTTTGACATCCACCACGTGGGGTCTATCTTTGCCAGTCCCTTTGCCTTTGCCTTGACCTGCTTTTCGGTTTCCTTTGTACGAGGATTAATCGCCTTGTACATCTTTGCAAACTCGTTGAGTTTGGTATCGGTCGGGGCAACGGTGGCATTGAATTGATTCGGTTTCTTTATTGAAACGCCAGCATTCAATGCCTGCTCAATCAGGACTCCCCCGCCGATCTTACCACCAGCAGCAGACTTGCCCTTGATCTCCCCCTGCCACGACGAGGTGACGGGGCGAGAGGAGAAGTTTCTCAACTGTATATCATATGCTGTGCCACTGTATTGAACGACGAGGTAAACGTCCTTGGAGGAAGTAACGTCATCCATCGGTTTGACCTGCTTGAACTTGGCATTGACGATCGACTGTCCGTCGTTGTATACCTTGGACTTGACCTCTCCTTTGGGCACTTTCTTGAGCGAGATACCAATTAGTTTCTTCGCGTCATACTGCTCAAGGAGAAACTCGTTATAACCGCTGAGGTCTTTGCAATTCGTTTTCTGTAGGAAGGTATTTTTTATCGCCCAGATGTCTGCTGGATTCCACTTATCGTCGCCAGTGATGCCACTGCCTCTTTTATGCTTGCGCCAGTTATTATAGATCGCTTCTACCTTCTGCCCACCACGGTGGAATTTGTATCCTTTGGATATGCGGTATTCTTTAAAGAATTTGTTTGCTGTGACGATGATGCTGTATTGATATTCTTCGTCGCCGCTAAACTGGTCCATACACTGCTTGAGTGTTCGGTCACAGTCTGCGTCCTTTGTATTAGCATCTTTCAACTCAAAAATGGATTCCAAGTCTCTACCCTTGTGCTGCCGAGCAGCACAGGCATATGCTTGAAGACTTTCGTAGAGGGCGGTGACTTCTGCACCTGCTCCGGACTGCGCCATGATAAGACCCGTATATAAAATATCCTATGGGTCTATTTATAGGAGTCAGGATTGGTAATTCCCCCCAACCCATGCATCATAGATGAGATCCTCATACTTCGATGCCTCTACCTCCCAGGGTTGGGTTTCTTCGCAGCGAGGATTGTACTTGATGGGGGTTCCTCGCCACATAGCAGTTCGTTTGCCTTCCTCGGTGGGAAGCAACTCGCCTTTGAGATACTGCCTTGCGTGTGTCAACTCATGGGCGATTGTCATTAGTTTTTCTCGGCGGGAGATCGGGTAACCAAACTGCCTTGATGCGATCTGTATCTCACAATCCTTCTTGTCACCCCAGCACTGCCCGTAGCAATTATCCTCAAGGGATCCATATTTGTATTCAATCTCGATATTGCCCCGAAGTCGATCAAGACCGAGATAGAGGCAAGCAAATGCCGCAAACTCGGTCATGTATCGTGGAGCGTTGGTATTGAATGTCAACTGCATGACTCGCTCCCTATTAATAAATGATCTCTCGGATGTCTTTACCAAGGTCATAGATGTGACGGTCGATACCATTAGAGATAGAATTCTCTACAGTCTGAGCAGTTTGCTCAATCGCACGGTCAACGATTCGACCAGTCGCGGTGGTCTGCTTCTCAACCTTCTTGGAAGGCACGAACAGAGTACCACCCGAAACTTGGGGCAGGTCGCCGCCATAAGGAACAATGCTCCAGTATGCCTGACCTTCGTAACAACCCCAAATCTCGACACCTTCGGGACCAGAACAGGTCTCCTCTGCTTCCGCAACGGAAACAAGACCGACTACTGAACCCCAAACAATCAGGTTAAATGCGAAAAATTTAGCGAAGTCTTTCATATCGTTCTCCTATTCAACAGAGACTATTATCGTCTATTTAGTGTACAAAGACAAGTTTAAGAATCCGCTGCAAAATCAAGAAGTTACGAGGTCGTAGATCTCTCTCCAACCCTGTACTCGCTTCGCTGGACCCTTATGCTCGGCGTTATAGGGGTGGGCGATTAGGATTGATTGGAGACCGAATCTCGTGCCGACGTCAGCGTTCTCCATCTTATCCTCGACCCAGTAGCACTCCGTGCCCTCATACTCGGCGAGTGCTTCATCCTTATCAGCACCAGTGTCCAGATACACATACTTCTCGAACACGGTGGGTCCGAAAGTTTCGATCAGGTTCTTGGTGCGCAGGTGTTGTGCATATTGGTCGTTGGACAACGAGGTGATTGCATGAAATATGAATCCATGCTCTTGGTGGAGTTTGCGAACGTACTTGATTGCGTCTCTGAGAGGCGGGATCTTTCTGATTGCTGCTGACTCGTTAAACATTCGAACCAACCGCTTCTTGTCGTGCATCCCGAGTTCGTATCGGTCTGCCACATTGTAGGCATTGGCGTCATAGAGTTTGTAACCATGCCTCTTCATCCACTGACCGAATGCGTATTCCCAATCGAATATCACTCCATCGCAGTCAGTGAGTATCACTTTATCCTTCATCTTGCATTTCCTTTCTCAAAAATAGGTAGTCGACATAATCAAGATTTAGTGGTTCTTGGTCGAATGCCTTCATCATATTACACATATTCTCATATGTCTCGTCGGGTATGTCTCCCTCCGGACTCGCGTGCTCTCCGTAGAGAACAACGTCGCCCTTTTCATCGTACCAGATTTCGGCAATCCAGTAACCGAGCAGGGGTTCGCTTTTTGGTCGGTGAACTAACCTGTACTCGTTCGTGGCGAACTTATACTTCTCGATTTTCTTCTTCATATTGATCCCTTAGTACGATGAATTCTCCGATCCATTCGTCACGGTGCTCTACGAATACCTGAGACCCGCCTTCCTGATCAGTAACAACAGTGACCAGTTGAGTGATGGGTTGCCCCGTCATCTCTTCGTACATGACAGCATATGCTGCTTCCTGCTTGAAATAGTTGTAGCATCGGGACCGTGTCTTTCGACGAGTCGAAGTCTTCCAGTCGATTACAGATAGTTTGCCGTTGAATTCAGCAACCATGTCCACGGTGCCAGCAGTCCGGAGATACTCAGAGTACATCAGACCTTCAACCAGTTTGATGTTGTCGATACTCTCGTTGGCGACATCGCGGAGTCGGGTGAACATGTCAGCAGCATTGGGCATGATCTTGCCCTCGGACTCTTTGTTCTGGCAATAGTCCTCGATCAGTTGGTGAACTGACGTGCCCCGCTCACTCGCCTGCTTGGAGATCTTGTTGGCGGTTTCCGCACCAACTCGTCTACGCCACTCATGTAGTGCCTTCTTGGACTTCTTACAACCCGACAGGATCGTCGTAACAGAAGGGTAGGGGACACACTCGCCATCAGCGAGTTGATAGTGCCTCTTGCCATCTACCTGCACCCTTTTGATTTTGGGTAACTCGACAAAGTCGAGGTTGAACTGCTTTCTTGCAAGTGCCATTACTGCTCATCTCCCATATAGGTCACATAGATCGAGTCGATCTCTTCCCCATAATACTTATAAACCACCGCACCAGTTCCTACTGCAGCAGCACCCACTGCGATGAAGGGCAATGCTGCAACTGTGCCCGCAGCAAGTCCCATAGTGCCCGCGACATAACCCGCACCACTATAGAGGATTGCTCCACCTGATGAGTGCGCTAGTGCCGCAGGTAATGCCCACGATGCCAGTCCTGCCATCACACCAGTTCCTGCTGCAGCACCGATTACGGTGTCGACAGACGCCACTTCCTTTTCCTTGACGGTGGGTGCTGGACCAATTGCGTTTACACTCATTGGGAGTGTTGCTAATACTGCAGTTGCGATTACTTTCTTCATGTTATCCTCTCCTCATGTTGGCAATATCAGTTGCCTGTTCTTGATCAATTACTGGTACTGCATTGGATTTGTGCATAGTTGCAATACCCTTGACCAAAGTTCCTGTGTACTTCTTTGCTTCGGGTGCCGCACATACACTTGGTGCGCCCATGTCAGCAGACTTATATTCGACACCTGCATCCCGCCTAGGAGGTCCCTGCGTAGGGGATTTGGGACTGAATGCAGGTGCCTTAAACTTTTTGAAGGTCTCGCCAGTCGCTTTCTTCTTCTTGATCTTACGACCAGTGAAGTCGTGGGTCATTGAACCGTACTTCATATGCCTGCTTTCTCCACAGTGGATTTAATCTGGTCTTCAACCATTCGGATCGCAACGAGCAGACCATCTGCTTCGCCGTAGGTATCCATGGTGTCGACCGCATGCTCATATTCACCAAGCAGTCGATCGCGGAGTTTCATCAACTCTTTCATTATTGCTGCTCCTTGTTTGCGGCATCCGCATACATTCGCGCCACGTTCTGCTTACCCAGTCGGTTGACTGACAGGGGAGAAGGGTGTGGCAGTTTCACGAAACGACGACCGTTTGCCTCGAACGAGTCAACACCCTTGGCAGCACCGTAGTGCTTGCGCAAGGAGTCAAAGGCAGCATTACCGAGACACAATACAACCTCAGCGTCGACGATGTTTAACTCTGGTACAAGGTACTTCTCAACCGTGTAGGCAACATCACGTGCCTTCACAGGAGCAGTCATAGCACCTGACTTGACAAAAGGCATTGCGTTGGTACACCATACGCTCTCGCGGGTCTCGCCCATAGCGGCAAGGAAGTCAGCAAGGTGATGGTTGGTCTTGACACTATCGCAGTATCCGTGCTCTGCCATAAAGGCAACTTGTGAGTCGGTGCGTGAGTCAATAAAGTCAGCGGAACAAAAATCCTGCATGACGACCGCGATACGCGCATTCAGGTCACCGCCAACAGAAGGGGGAGAGATACCCTGACCAACGTTGAGGGCAGCAGGAACGTGGGCGTACTCGTCACGGAGTGCACTGAGGTCATCAGCGCGGACCGCGTTCTTCAACTCATTTATCAATCGCTTTTTCATACTACTATTATCGCTAATTCGGGACACAAAGACAATGTTTTTAATCCCCTGCAAAATCAACAACTTACACGTCTCTTCCGTTGGCGAATAGTGCCTTGGCGATAGGGAATCGAGGCACCCCATCGGGCGTTCGGGTGAAGTACTGGACGGTCACCTGCCCCCCAACATAATCATCTCGGTTCTTCAGCAACTCTCGGGTGAACTCTTGGTTTCCTGCTAAACCCGACCCACACTCTCGACCGTCTTCGAGTTTGAACACGACACGCTTGGCATAACCTGCCCAGTTGCCTTGCCCTTCCTCAATACTAACGATCTCGAACTCCATATCTTCGAAGTCTTTGCGCTTCATCAGCGTCTTGCTGCGCTTCTGTTCATAGGGTGAGTTCAATCGTATCATGCCACCCTCGTAACCCTCTCCGATAAATTCTCCGAAGTGCGCGTCAACTTCCTCCTCGTTGTATGCAACCAGAGTCTTAACGACTTCCAGTGCATTGTCTTTAATACCGAATCCCAGCAGGGCAGATCTCTCGTGGAAGTCAAGGTCCACGCTGGGCACATCATACATGTGGTATTGCACAGTCTCTGCTGCCTCAGCAGTATCTTCCTCTGTAGGTTTGGTCTTGCGTACCAGACTGATGATCTTGTTGAAGTCGTCCTTCAGGTCATGGTTGTATAACTCACCATCCAGAACCAGATCGGGGCGCGACTCAAACCAAGGTGCCAGTTGCTCGATGATATGAGGGCACGAGGTGATTGCCTTACCAGTGCGACTCCACATACCCTCTGCATTCACGATGCAACGTACACCGTCCAACTTGGGTTGGGTGTAGACCGGATACTCAATATTGTCCTTCAGGTCTTCCCACTTAGTGGCAAGCATGGGTTTGTAGAACTTTGCCACCGACGTGGACTCTAGAGTCTCGTGGTACTCGCCATCCAGTTTCTTGGTGTACTTGGCATCAACCTCGGCAACCGCCTGTTCTTCCGCAGTGGTAGCATTTGAACGACCTACGTTCTTGGGTTTTGCTTCCTTCCAACCAGAGATAACCTGCTGTCCACCTTGGACACCAGCAACAGTGCGATAGTTGGCACCGTCGATCTCCATACGCCACTCTCGGACTTTGCCCTTCGAGTCGACCTTGAATATTGTTTCACCTATAATCACATGGTCCTTCCCAGTCATGCATACTCATCAGATACACCACATGTGCCTCGGGTTCCCTATCATCATAGGTTGCCACACGGACCATGGTGGATCCTTTGATTGCCTTCATGCCGCAGATACTCCTAGCGAGTTCTTCATGCTCAGTGGGACGGCATACATCCTGCCACTCACCATCTACCTTTCTTTCTATGTGATAGATAATCATAATAATTCCTTTTTTAACATTTCTTCAATTCTTTCGCAGGGTTGCTGGGGACCAAATTGCGGAGCACCACTATAGCAGTGTTCGATAGACTCCTGTAGATCCAGAATACGTTGCCCCTTGCTTCGTGGTTTCATTCTTCGCCTGTCAACGGCAAGATTTGCGGTGTCAACGATGTCGCAGATATCCGTGTCCAACCAGTAGATGGCGCAAACGCCAGTCTTTCTGTCGCAGGTGCCAATACTGCCAGTCAGGTTTCTTCGATGACTCAGTGGACCGTTCCACGCCTGATCTTCGAGGTGGTGGCACATGAGCGTCTCATTGTATGTGATTGGATCCTGCCCAATCTTACTGCGGGGATGGTGGTAGGGCAACTCAACTTCTTGTGGGAGTGTCTCGCCCTTAATCTTGCCTGCGTTTGCATCAATGGCAATAACAAGCAGGAGTAGTGGGAGAAGTTGCATCACTTTGCCTCCAGAGCAAGGTGCAGACCAACCAATTCTTCGAAGTAATCGAAAAACTCATTCAGAGAACCCATGTTCTCAATCACAGTGTCGACAGTGAACTCAATCATGATGTCTGCCTCCACGAAGTCCCAGTTGGGAGATCCATTCTCGAGATTCGCCGGATCATTCACTGCACGACGAAACTCTTCTGCAATTGCATTACGAAACCCCATATTACTTTACCTCCATTAGTCTACGCTCGAGCATGACACTCACCCAGTCCATTGCGCGGGTAGCACCTTCCAGATACTCGTCAGGATCATACTGATCGTTCGGAAACTCTGCCTGATGATCGAGGACGCCCTGAATGCGCTCGCGTTCTTCGCGGATCTCGTTACGGATGTCTTGAAGAAGACATTCGATCTCAACTTCGAACTTGCTCATTACGCTGCCTCCTGCATCTTTGTGAAATCGCGATAGTCAACCCGCCGACCATCCTTCAGGTCAATCTGAAGAAGAAAGTCGGTGCGCTTACCGTCGACCAAGTTATAGGTCTCGAGTTGACCAACGACAAGTTCGTGGTTGAAGTCAGTCTTGCGATACTGCTTGGCAGCAAAACCGATGTGAGTGTGCTTGAGGTAAATGGGAGACTCCCAATCCTCGACGTGGTTCGACTCTTCGAAGTCGATGTCATCGACGAAGTCCCAACCGAGGACATATTCCTCAGCAAAGTCAGACTTATACTCGATGTGATCAAGGATGTGTTTGATGAAGGCATCATCCTGCGCCTGCTGGATAGTGATATCCATGATGTAGGTGTCGCCGAACTTGTTCTTCCAATACTGAGGACATACGCCCTCACCGTCCCAGTCGTGGGCACCGTAGTTTTCTTTGAACTGCGTTTGGAGTACCATCTTCATATTCATAACCTCATTCAACTATGAGACTATTATCGCATATGGAGCATACAAAGACAAGTTTTAAAAACTTGAAGAAAATCAATAACTTAGTAAACCCTACCCCAATTGAAGGATATAGCGAGGCGGGATCTTTCTTTCGGGACTCTCTTCTGGGGTCCAATCTCGTGTTCCATCCATGCTGGCCAAACATTGATCATGCCTGTTTTGGGGAAATGCTTATATACTGAATCGCGATCCTTGAGACTTTCCTTGTCCCCCTCATCGTTCCAAGGTTCGGCGACTTGTAGCATGCCACTTGACGGATGCCTGAATCGAATCTCACAAGACTCTTCGTCAGCATATGGGTAGTAAGTCCCTGCTACAATTGCGCGGGGATGATTGTGAAGAGTATGCCTCTCGCCTTCCAGGTATTCTGAGAACCAGATATGGGTTTTATCACCACAACGGTTGAGGTCGACTCCCCTATCTTTGGCGAACATCTTAGAAGTTGATTCGAATGCGCGGAGAAGTTCTCTCCCTTGTGGGCATTCCATCAACATTCGATGGTTGAAATCCTGATCGAAGTAACTGGTGTAGTCGGAATGACTGCCTAATTTTCCCCGCATGAAGTCTGCGATTTGCTCGTGATTGATGTCAAGGTATCCTGTACAGATCTCTGTCACTCGAGCAAACGGGTTAAAGAATTTGAAATCAGTAATCATCCGATTGCTCCAGGTCGTGGATGTGTAATGCGATCAAAGCATAGTGGAGGACTTTAAGCAGATCCTTTCGATTCTTGCCTTCCTTATTGCCATATCTCTGGGTGTACTTGAGAATATTGCCCAAAGCGAATCCTTCTCCATGTCCAGCATCGATGATGAATTCCGTCGCTTGAAATTTGTTTTTCGAGTAGTGCTCGTCGTATGTTGACGTGACATAATCTTCTAACTCCCCTATTAGTTGAAACTCATTATAACGATACTCAATTGCTTTGCTTTCAATCTTGCTCACATTCAATGTTTGATCTTTCGCTGCGCTCATCTTCACAAACTCACTCATTAGAAATCCTCTCCTGGCATATACTGCCCACGGATATCCTCCAGTGGGTCAAACTGCTCATTTTCTTTGGTCTTGACCAATGCTTCCTCAGTACCATCAACCACTCTCTCCATGTATCCTATCAGGAGATTCGCCATTGAAACGCCGCGTTCCTTTGCAACAATCTTAAACTGGGAATGTAGGTACTCGGGAACACGGATGTTAAACATCTTGGTATTGCCCTTACGGTACTCGCTCTTCTTCTCTGCCATCACTTCACCGCCAATACGAATAATATTGCAATGAGTAGAATGTTAGTGAATGCAATTTCAATCGCGAGGATGGTATGATACCAAACCCATCTCGCTTTATAAACTTCATCCACATGACGGTTCTCCCCATCAGGTAGTTTCTCCAATATTGTCTTGTCAACTGGGTTCTCCTCGAGAGGAATACCCATCAACCTATCCAACCATTTCTGCATAATGATCCCACCAAACAGGTTCGTCCCTGTTTTTCCATGTTAAACTAAACCGCTCTTTCTTGGTTGCATAGAAGTGACGGTATGAACCAACTACATCACTATAATTTATACACTCTGGATTAGACCCCATCGCCAGTGGCATCGGAGTTATGTCAAGAGTCATTGGAATGTTATCGGGTGCTCGACATAATACTTCGCCCAGTCGGGTCCAAGCACCGTGCTCTCTGCCATACCGAAAGGTGTACTCTTCACAGAGTTCCTCGAACAGAGCATATGCCCACCTGTAGTTGCCGAGAGTCTCCATTGCCCATACTGTGCATGGATGTTTGTAGTGGACTGCCTTGTACAGATCAAGTTCGCGATCGTCTTCAAGTGCCCAGTACTTTGCCATTGTCTTGCCTGATGCTGACCGCCGCCGAGTCTCAGTACCATCGAGGATACGATGGACTGTGCTCAGCATCTGTGCTTCTTCGGTGGGCATCTTCACGATGTGCTTATCACAGTGGGACTGGGCACATTCTTTGGGTGTATCTTCAAGAACAAATCTATTCATAACAAGTCCATATCACGTTGTACATTCTTTATTATACGCATCCTCGATACAAAGTCAACCCCTATTCTTGCGTATTGGATTGGTGGACATCTTCGCCTCACTCGTCCTTTTCGGTTTCGTTCCATCGGGATCCTCGTTGAGGTCGATGCCGTGACCAGCATCATCAACCACAGTCTTCATCACCTCATATTCCTCAATGTCGTCGTCCGAGGGCAGGTCGTCGTCGATCGTCTCTTCCCACTCCTCGTCCTCAACAACTTTATATTGTGACATGTCAACGCTGACAGTCTCGAACTTATCCTCGAGATCCACCACGTTATCTGGATTGAACACCCTCATCTTCTCTTGCTCTCGTTGAGTGAACCCCTGAGTCGCCGCAAGTAGCAGCACAACCGCCAGTGGATCGAACGTAACGATGAGCATTATGATTACGAAACGGACTGCCTCGTCGAACATGTCCTCTGCCTTGTCGCCGTAGATGAGTTCGGCGATGTATTTCAGAGGACCAACTTCAACCTCGATTGCGAGTTTCTCCTGTTGAATCGGCGTGAGTTCCGTTTGGAGTTCCTCAATGCGGATGTACGCAGCATCGATGCCCTCGTTGAGTGCCTGCCTTTCTTCTGCCTGACCCTTACGAGTTGCAATCGAACCTGAACGACCTCGAATTCTGTCGTAGTCGATAAGTGTTTGAACCTGAGCATCCAGTTGCGCGAGTACCGTTTCTGAATCGCCAATGATTGATTGCTGGCGAGCAATCTTCCTTTCCAAGTTACTGATTTGAAGTTCATTGGTTCCCCCTGTCGAGATAGAATGCTCAAGGTGTGCTTTGGATAGGAAACCGAAGATGCCGAGCGAAGTGATAATCATTAGAACAAACACTGCAGTGGTGAGATATGTCTTCATCCACCATCGTGTCTTCTTCCAGTTTTGGTGCAACCAAGCAGCAGTGACGAGTTTACCAACCTCGAGCACGCCTCCCATGATTGCAATGGGTATGATGGCACCAGCAAAGATCGCCATGAGTCCGACGATGCTGTACCACGCCGCGACTCCTGCAATTGCGAGTGCTGTTATTAGAGTGAGATAGATCATAGTGTCTTCCTTGTTGGTCGGAGATGCTGGATTCGAACCAACGACCCTCTGCTCCCAAAGCAGATGCGCTACCAGACTGCGCCAATCTCCGAAATAGGTGACACACTTTGATTACAAGGCAGTGCCCGCCCCGTCTGTCAGTTCGCCGTACAGACCTCGCGTGAAGAACCCACCCTTTCGGTAACAAGGCGGTGGGCGTTCCTCGTCAAGACTTATGCTGCGAGAGCAAATTCCTGATAGTAGTTGTCATCGTTTGCAACTATTGGTTTGAACCCTGTTTTTACAGTCGGCGTTCATCGACTGATTCTCCACTTGCTTTCGGTTGCCCGTCGATTCCAGAGCACCCCCATCAGATACACACTTGCCGCATTTGGTTCCGATCAGGTGATAGTTCTCACTGTCGCCTGACCTTACACTGTTACAGATACACAAGAGCATATTTGGTGGAGGTGTGGGGATTCGAACCCCAGTCCGCACTTCCTAATACAAGTTTCAACGAATACTAAACCTCATCTGCTGCTACAGCACCCATCTTCTTCAGGTCTTCATGCTCACCAGACATCTTGAACATTCGACCATCTGGTATCATTACTGTTAACTGCTTGCGCAATTCTCGCAAACCGTGCACGCCTGGATATTTAGGATGAGGGTGATACGTGAAACCAACCCGCACAACCTCTCCGTAAAATAAGTCACTGGATGGATGGGGTCTCCAGCAGATCTTCTTTCCCACTTCGTCGAGGGGTGGGGGTATCACTTTCTTCTTTGCCTTTGCCATTACACATCACCTTCGGTTCTGACCAGGACGTCCCAGTCTTTGTTTTGAATATAGTTGCCAGTGTTGTATGAGTCGCCAGTCTTGACATAAGACTCGACCTCGCCGTAACTGACAATTGGAAACGACTGCCCGATCTTATCGGCATACCAATACTTTGGATCACTACAACTTTCGACCAGCGCATACTCTCTTTCCTTGCTCATGTAAACATCTCCAGATTCACATACGTCTTCTTCTCCCACGGATCACTCTGCTTGGGTTTCACAAACTCCATGGGGATTTCTTCCCGCAGTTCTTTGAACGAGCGGTGCTTCTTGCTGAAGAAGTGGAGTTTGGCAAACTTCATCCACTCATCAGAACCTGCCTTGCGCATGGCGACCAGACGACCGCCATGTCCACCCTCGACCAGATAGTCGTGGCAGGGTACATCATAGTCCACCTTCGAGTAGGTGGTGGTCTCGCGCAGTATTTTCATTTTCATAATCAATTTCCTTCGGTGCTTCACTTGTCATAACTGCAATCAATAGGGCAAACACGATACCCAATCCAATTCCTTCCTGGACGTCCTTCGTCATCATTACTTCTCCTGTATACGAAATCCAAAACCTTCGAAGGCAACGCTCAACAAGAAGTCGCCGACCTCACAAACCTTTTGGTCCTCGTATTTAATCAAAGCATCACCACATTCTATCGCCCAGAGTTGTTCTGGAGATCGTAAATAATACACTCCATCGAAAGGGTTGGACCAGACGGGATCCTCATACGACTGATATTCGCCGCAGGTCTTGCCCTCTTTGGCGACGATGCAAACTTCCTGCCATGGTGGACCGCCATTGAGGATCAACAGCACAGCAGCAAGTTGTGCAGCAGTGAGATCCATTACTCCTCCTCCTCTCCTTCCGAGGGATACCGCTCACCACGGACGTTAAAATACTTGACCAACAACTCGGTCATAACCGCAACATCACCCTCGCGGTCGTCTTCTCCAACATTCTCCGAATGCTGAAGGGCAAGTGCCGCACCCACAAGGGCATCCAACAGCATGTCCATATCTTCCAACATGCTCACGCCCGCACGCTCACGTGGGGTCGGAAACTCAACAACATTGTCCATAATACTCTCCATTACAAATAGTTCGGTCCAGTCCATCGAACATCATACTCTTCAAAGATGTTACCACGTGCCTTGTTACGGGCAGGTGCGGACCAAGACGCTGCTTTCAAGATGTCGCCTTTCTGAAACTTTGCGTCGTCTTCCTTGACAATGAAACCCCATACAATCTTCTGGTTTCCTTGATCTTTGACGACCTTCAGATACTTGCGACCTTCGTCAATACTCAGTTTGTTAAGAAACTCCGAGTAGTCGCTGGGACTACCGTAATCACCTAGTGCACGCCACTCGGCGAAATCACGTGCGATTGTTTCAAAGAGAGTATTCATTTCAGCGTTCATATTTGTAACCTCATTCAACTATGGACATATTATCCCATATCTGAGGTACAAAGACAAGTTTGAAAAAACGTAGGGAAATCAATAGGTTACGTGCAAAATCCTGGCGCCATTAGGACGTAGTTGCCCGAGGTGCCTCTGGGACAGACCTTGCGGTACTTGAGATTGCCGTTGGTGTCCTCGCACAGTGGATTACCGTATCCAGTGTACCATGTTCCACTATAGCAGGGATCGGATTCGGGTTCCTCGTATCCACACTGATCGGAATTGATCGTGGGGCGAGTGTACGTTGCGCCGAAACCATTCGCCACACGTTCGATCAGTGTCGTGCCAGTACACCCAGCAGATACCACCGTGCCGTTGGGGAAATACTCCTCTGGTTCCTCGGATGCCTGCACGCCGAGCAAGCATTCTTCGTCGTATCCATCCCCATTCGTGTCTTTGCATCGGAGGTCCACGTCCACTCCCAGGATTGTGACCGAGAGGTCGCCGTTGGGATATGTCGCCGTCGCCACCACCTCGTCCAGTTCCTTCTCAGTCTCGAGAGTGAAGCACTGCCGTCCATTGTTTCCGACAAAGCAGATCTCGTACGAGAGGGCAGAACTTGCAGTGGGAATCAGCAGAAACAGAAGCAGCAGTCTATTCATCGACATACGAACCTCGATGCTCAAACCATCCAGTCAGAATGTACTTGGTCTCCTCGAGATCGGGAGAACTTCGATGCGGATGCGTGTATGCTGCTGGCCAGATCACCATGGTGCCCTCTGTTGGTTGCATTCGGATTCCCTGCACGGGAAAGTCCGTTCCTCCGTCTCGATGCACGTCGTTCAGATACAGCATCCACACAGCATATCTTCCTCGAGTGCTGTCTTGGGATCCCTGCTCCTGGTGCCACATACAGAATCCTCCGTACGGAGATGTTTTCTGCATTTTATAGACCATGGATTGCCGCTCTGGTCTCCATCGCTCTGTCGCCGTGTGCAGTTCTTGTGGATCCCACTCGCTCTGCCGTGCAGCGAACCATCCAAAATACTCATCCGCACACTCCTTGAGTATGGAGGCGACTTGGTCTTGATGGGGGTGCAGAGAAGTGAATCTTTCCAGTTCCAGCGAAATGTCCTCTCGCTTCTGGTCGTCTCGAAAGTACAGACCGTTAATGCGCGTGTCATTCTCGATGGAGCGAGTGCCTCGTTCTTCATAGATTCGCTCCTCCTTCTCATTGAAGCACGCGATCATCTCTCTGCAGGTGTCCGCAGGTACTCGGTTCTTCCAGATTCCGATGCTGTCGCCAATTACTTGGATGATCGCATCTCTCGTTCGAGGATTTCTTCCTGGAGAATACGAACCGCATCGCGAATCCGCGCCTCCTTCGGAGTGATGTTGTCGCTGCGATTCGTGCTCGGGATGGGACCCAACTCAACGACGAGTGTGTATAGTGCTTCGCGTGGTGACATGTGATGTTTATCCATGGAAATAGGGGGACTTCGAGTCATATGTATCACACTTCTTCCCAGGTTTCTGGTGCTCGTGAATGATGTCACACTGTCGCTCTGACAATGCAGGATTCAGACGAAACTGTTTCCATCGGGGTTTACCCTCCGACTCCCACAGCACCACGAGGAATGGTATCATTGCGACGAGCAGGATACCCACACATCGATCTTTACTCAGACGTCGAGAGGAGTTGAATTTATTCAACTCCATATGAGTCCACCTCCTCTTTGGGGTTCCATTGGAACTTACCTGTTGGCAACTCCTTGGGGCGAGGGCGAATCAGAACGCAGGTGGGTTCTGGCAACTCGTCACTGCTCACGTAGTTGCTGTTGGCGAGGAGTCGCTCAACGAACAGAAACTCTCGGAGTTCCTTCTCAAACTTCTCTGGAGTGCCGTTCAACACAGGAGTACCATCCTTGCGGACAATGATCCAGTGGTCGAGCAGGAGTGAAAGGTCATCGGGTTTCTTCGGCATGATTTTACCTCGGGAAAAAAATTTTAGAAAACGTGGGGGAAACGTGTCGAGTTTCCGGAAACGTGTCGAGCGGAGTGGAGCGGAGTCGGATAGTCTATCGGGAGACTCTAACCTGTAACCCCCAAAACGCGGGACTCCTGCTTAAATCCAATGGGGGGGGGTCAGGTTTTACTCCTCCCCCCCACTCGGACTCACATGAACCCATTGTCCTCCATGTACTTGTCCAGTGCGACTGCTGCTTCGTCAGGAGACATTCCTTGGTCCAGCAGATCCTCATAGACTTTGTCCCAGTCAGTCACGTTTGATCCAGAGAATCGTACTGATCTCTCCTTGACTGCCTTGCGGATGACTTTGGTCTCACCGCCCACCTTACTCTTACGAACCATCTTCCTCACTTCCTCTTGTGTTGTCCTTAATGAACTTCTTCAGTCCCTCTTCTCCACCGAGACAGGTGACAGGGAGACCATATTTCTCTGATACTTTATCTATCAGTCCAGCACGATCGAGAGTCCAGTAGTCCTTGGGATGCAGAGGCAGACAGGTCGCCTTGCCAGTGTCCACCCAACGCTGCATTCTCTCTGCCAGTGGTGTCTTTGCTAATAACATATTGCTTTCCTCTATTTCTATTCTACTGATTGGGATTGAGAAGTCAAGTGGTCGATGTTCTGTTCCACCTGATAAAGAATGGACTGAATGCTGCTCAGTTTGGAGTCGGAGTCGCCGTGATCCCACGCCACTTCGTTGATTGCATGATAGGCGTCGATCAGCATTTCTTCGACTTTCAGATACTGGGACATCTTATCGCTCCATGTCTCGTTCACGTTGCATATGCTCGGCATAGGCATCGAATGCTGCCAGTACACCCTGTGGAAACGCACCACGATGCATGCCAACATAACCAAGATACTGATTGAACTCCATACCACAGAACTCAGCGTCCTTCTTCAACAAACTCATTGCTCTCTGCAGAGTCATACTGCCTCCTTCTGATTGTTACGATCGTCCACTTCCAACTGAATCGCTCGTTGCACGATGTTCATCGCTGCCTGCAGACCAGACCACTGATGCCGCGCATTACTCTTTGCAAACTCCTTCTGCTTCTGGAGTTCATCACGAATCGTCAAGAGAGTCATTAGATCATTCATCACTTCGCCTCCTGTAACATTGAATACAACTCATTCTGTGCAGCGATACCAAAGGCAAACTCCTTGAACGTCTTGGTCGCCTCTGGACCCAGAGAACCACGATACTCTGCAAAGTGCTCTCGGATCCCTTCCCAGTCACGGGCGTCCCAAGACTTCATGCGAGAGATGATTTTGTGATTTTCTACTTTCATTGTTTCTCCAAGGGGCGAGAGACATTCAGTTTCGATCTAACGGGATTCAGTCCCGACCAGTTGTCCCTCAACTCAGAGACTATTATCCTATAATAGAGACACAAAGACAAGTTTAAGAAAGTGTAAGGAAATCAATAGGTTATGATAGAGGAGAGAGAACAGTTTCGCAGTAGACATACAGTATAATGACGTGTAGAGAGGCGGTTTTATTCCCTGGGAGTTATACCGTTTCCTTCTAACAGAGTGGTGGGGTTAGACTCAGATGGTGGGACAGAGGGCAGTGACCCCACTCGATCCGACTCCATACCACTCGATCCGACTCCGAGTGACTCCATACCACTCCAGACACATGCAGACCACTCTCCACCACTCGATCCCATTGCGTATCTCTCTCCACAGGCGCATACACTCTTTCCATACAGAAAACACGCGAGGTATATTATCTGTAGTGTTTTCCCCTAATAATCGATTCGATGTTAGAGTTTTCCTCTCTTATCCTACGAAACGCTCTCTATGCTTTCTCTCTGCAGTATTTGTTAGGATTGTATATGGTTATAGGAGTGTGGAGAACAGATAAGAGAGAGGGAGAGAGGCGCTGTAGAGGGAGATATAGAGAGAGGGAGAAAGAGTGTACATAGAGACTATCCTTTACTAGATCGATCTATTTATTATCGTTCTCGAGACCCTGCTTTACCTGTGCGATTAGATGGGATTCGAGTTCTGTTAGATCAAGAGAGTGT